TATTGCGTAGTTCTTCACAAGGTTTTTCATTATAGATTTCTCTTGAATAACGAATTGTGCTTCAGCTACGATTTCAGTATACAGTTCGGAAACTGTACTGGAGGTTGTTTCATTAGCCATAGTTATTATATCCTTTCATAGATATTATTTTGTTAAATTAATAATCGTACTAACACTATCTCTTTGCTTTCTGTGTTCTGCATAGAGCTTTCTGTCAGCAGGATTATTCATGTCTAGTTCCGAAATGTTTATAGTCTTATTCGTTTCTGACTTCCCCACATTACTGACACTTCCACTCCCACTTGGAGTTGCGCTTTGAAAGTGTGCGTTCTGCGTTAAAAACTCTTGTACTGCTTCATCAACAGAAAGAAGTTCACCATTGGAGTTATATCTTGGTGTTTTATCTTTATCAAGTATTTCTACTCTACCCTCTGCATTAAGTTGAACATTGTTTTTTAAAAGTTCTTTGATTTGGTCTGGATTGATCGCACCATTTTTTGAAGCAGAGTTAATTAATTGTTTGTCAATTCTTTCGTTTTTGAGTTCACTTTCTAATTTACTTAACTTCTCACTATACTCTTGCGATTTCTTTTTGATTACTTCATCAAACTTACCTCGTTCAAGAGCAAGTTCTTCCTCTTTTTTCTTTTTTTCTTCAAGAGCAGATTTTGCGTCTTCTAAATTTTCAATACCCAAATCTTTCATTATAGAAAGTTTTTGTCTTGCTAACCTCTCTTGTACTATTTTATCAATGTCTGGTTGTTTAGGTGTTGATTGTTCTGTTGTTTCTTGAACTACTTCTTCTTGTTTGGTTTCTTCTGTTATTGGTGTTTCCGTTACTTGCTCGTCAGCCATAATACACTCCTTTGTGTCAATATATATTATTTAAGATTTAGCCTTATTTGTTTTATTCTTCAAGTAAATTATCCCAAGCAGAATCGTAGGGAATAAAACTATGTCGACAACGATAACCACCACGATTGATAAAAGGATCACTACCAGACTTACCTTTCCAACTAGTTGCCCACTTATCTCGTGCTTCTTGCTCTGTAAATACACGATTTAGGTTACTTCTACAGAAATCACGAGTTGTTGTTATATTTGTGCCTGTATATTTAAATTGAGTAATACCTGCTTCATTGGCTTTGTGCATAGTAAATTGACCGTCAAACTGCATAACGCTGTCATGTGCGATTTGACTTGCATATCTGCGCATATTGTTACCAAGAATATCACTAGCATATTTGCTATTTAGTTGACTTCTAGCAATTTTGACTCTTTCAAGGGTTGTTTTATCACTTGAATATCTGTTTTTGGCTACATAATCAGTAAGTCTATTTATAGCACTTTCATTGCTTCTTTGGTAAACACCATTGATAGCACCACGAATATCAGTAACCATTTTGTTGAATGGCTTACCTGTTATAGATGATTGATAAATGTTATCTGCTATGACATTAAGAAACCTATTACCTACTTCTTCAAATCCACTAAATGATAAAAACTTTAATTGGTTAATCACTAATAAATCTGCTTGTGTTAGCTTTTTGAAGCGCTCTGGTATAGGTAGTGGTTTTATGAATGCTTGATACTCTTTGATGATCTCATCATACTCACGCACTAGTAAATCAGCTTCTTTAAGGTAATTATCTTCTATAAGTTTTTTAAGGCTTGGTCTAAATTGTATAGCTAATTGTGTGGTTAATTTGAGTTCACCACCTGCCAACTGTTGCAATTCTGCAACAATATCATCTTCTAATTTTTTAAGGACACCAAGTAATCTTTCTTCGTGTGTATCAATAAGTTTGTTTAATGTATCTACTTTTGCCATACATCAAACTTTAAATCCTTTTTTCCATGCTCTAAGACTCCAATAAGCAGAAGATAAATTCTTTTGACCTCTAACCCTTTTGAGTACTCCACCCATTCTAGCATCAAATGATCTTTTTCTTGCAGGTATATTTTTCTTAATAGACATAGTCTTAGAGCCAAAGTTTATTTTTTTTATGTTTCCTGTTGACTTATCTCGTACAAAAACTTTGAATTTACCAACATCACCACGCATTGGCTTATTCAATTTGACAGTTCTGCCTTTATACTTAGCCATTAATACTTTGTGCTTTTAGTTTTTCTTTTTTTCTTTCTCATAGCTGAGTCTTTCATCAATTTGCCATTTGGCATATAATGGAAACCCTTTGGTGCTTTTTTCTTTTTAGCCATTATTTTTTTTTCCTTTTTAGTTTTTTTCTTTTCTTAGCTTTCAATGGTTTTCTATTTATGTACCCTTTAGTAAGAACTCTCAATGTTGTTGATGTTGTGTATGACATTATTTTTTTCTCTTTTTCTTTCTAAGGTCAAGATCGTGTTTACGACTACCCCTTATAAATGAATTAACTCTTCCCATTGACCAAGCGGCCATTGGCACTCTACGACTACCACTTGATAAAAATGCACCCTGCCCACGCCTATATACTTTTGCCAAAGTTGAATATGTATATTTTTTTGATCTCTTTGCTTTTTCTCTTAAAGTTTTTTGTACTGTTGCTGATATTGCCATTATGCCCTCGTTCTTGCTTTCAATAAAGCCATTGGTATTCTTTTACCTGCTTTATATAACCTTGCAACTTTTTTAATAAGACTTGCTCGTCTTGATCTTTTTGAGCCTTTTAAACCAGATAAGTATTTTTTTGGTACTTTTGTTTTCTTATCTTTTGGAACTTTTCTACGCTTCACCAATTTCTTCACCTGCAATTTCTTGTGTAGTAAATTGACCAATACCTTCTGACTTAGAATCAATCTCACTATCTATCATTGTTATTTTTTCATCATCATCAACAACTGCTCTTGCAATCTGTTTATCAATCTCTTTTTTGAATGTAGCTGATTCTACACCACTTGCTTTTGCCTTTTGTAGAAATTCAAGATCACTTGCAAAATCACGAAGATCAAAGGAATTAGGGTAAACTATTTCACCGTCAAACACTTTATTTTGCCATTTAGCAAAAAATCTCCATATGTGTTCTTCTGCATTCTGTAGGTAGTCTGCTTTTTCACTAAGCCTTGCATTTAATAATTGAAATTCTGTTTGTAGTGCGATGCCACTTTGCACTCTATCTTGTGTTGCCCTAACTGCTCCCATATGAGTAATTCTATTTATGGCTTCTACTTTCATGTTTATATTGTTCATAATACTGTCAAGAGATTGTGAACTTGGTTGTATGATGTAAGGTTTTAGACTTGCGTCTAGATCCTCTGGCATTTCTATTATACTTCCTGCTCCTGCACTTGCTTCAACATTTGGTGTCTTGACTAAACTTGGGTGATTTGACAGTCTAATTAATTGTTCCATTTCTGAGTAATCATTGAAAATAGACTGTTGCAATTCTGCAACATCATTAAGATCAGATATACCAATGGCTCTCTTTTGTGATTTTTGATTATACAATACAACTGCAGGTATTTCATTCAATGCATTTGGAATTTCGTCAAGGAGTACAGGATCACTTGCTCCAAAATCTTTTTTAAAATCATCAATTCTGTATGTGCAAATATCTTCAAGACTCCAAACCTTTACGATTGCAGTATCATCTACTAAGTCTTCAAGGAGAGTCAATGATGTCAAGTAAAATCTGCCATTGAGCAATCTTTCATATTTCCAATTCAAGACATTTTCTGCCGTGTATAAACTTATATAGGGTCTAATATCTTGTTGAAGTTCTTCTGCTCTTGTGTTTGTAACTACATTTGGCTTATCAATTATTGCCCAACAAGTTCCATAGATACTTGCATTGACCTGCATTTCTCGTATAACATTGTCAAAACTTCTTCCGTCTAAATCTGCGTCTTCTATAAATGACTCTAATTGTTCATCACCTGCCATACTGCCATAATCTCTTGTAGGTGGAACTCTAAATAAAAATGAAGAATAAATTTGAATTACATTTCTACAATGGTTATCAATGGCAGTATTCATTGATCTTTTCATATACTCCTCGTCAGTTTCTAGGGTATATCTATTGAGCAAATAGCCGTTTTGATAGTCATTGCCACCTAAATATGATCTTAGATGAAAATTCCAATCTACAAATTTCTCATCATAATGTGAATGTCTACTTGTTAAATATTCTCTACTGTATTTTGCCATTAACTCCACCTCTTATTAATGCTTGGTGTAAATTCTCTTTTCAAAGGAAATAAATATTCCACTAGATAACCCAATGCATCGTTGAAGTGATCATACCCACTTGTTTTATCTGGTATTGTTGTGCCATCTTTGTAAATTTGCCTTTCTACACTTCTTATCACATTTTTACAGTTCTTGGCAATAAATAAACTAATCTCACCTCTCGCATTTTGTAATTTTGCATTCACAGAATTTATACGATCTCTAACAAGAGGGTGACTATTTCTTACTTTGATTGTAAAACCTGCATTCTTCAAAATAGATAGATCTGTAATACCACCTGCGCTTGTTCTTTTTTGTTTACAAGCAGGGTCTGGATATATGATTATATTTTTTCCGTCAAATTTATTTCTAATTTCTTCTGCCATTTCATTGGTATTAGAAGAATAT